TGCCGGGATAGCTACTTTGTTTTTTAAAAACAGAGAGATGCCGTTATAATTGTTTGCGTTAACAGTGGAAGGTAGCGTAATTACTACCTGATCGCTATTTCCAAAATTCGTAATATTTATATCTTTTGTAAGGTGATAAGGATTTGAAACATCGTCAGGATCTGTGGTAGTTCCGCTATTCGTTACAACTGATTCTGTATTTTCATCCCAAATAATATATTGTGATATGCCTGGTACGGTTGCGCCTTCCGGTATATCAATAACCGTCAGCTTAAATTGCCCGGCGTCTAACTGTGGTTCCGCTGCGGGGCCTGCGGGGATGCCTTCAGCTACTTCAATTCCAGTTGTGGCTACATAAATAACATCTTTTCGGGGATCATCAGGATCGGAAGCGGACAGGGTTACTGAATCGTAATCAGTGCCGTAGATAACCCCTGCAACTCTTATTATAGAAGGTGAAATATAAAATTTGAAACCCGTTCCTGAATAAGTGACGTAACCAGGTTGTATCAATTCATCCGGTAATTCAACCGCCGCGGGTGATCCCTGTAATACCCAGGCTGTACCGGTATAAACATAAAACCCAGCATCGGCGCCCAGCGAATCGTAATACACCGCGCCCGCGCGCGGTTCTTGCCCCGATTGAAAAGCCGCCGGGCCTGATCCTGCCGGTAAACCTAAACCTTTAAATACACCCGCTGTCCATTCATACCGCTGCGCTATATACGTATAGTTGGCGCCGGTTGTTTTCTGCGCCAATGCCGCACCGGACCAAATAATAAAAATAAAAAGGAGAAATTTTTTCATTATATAAAGATTAAAGGGTAAAGCCCAATATTATTATTTCTTTGCGCTGTCGTACCTGTTGCACCGGCTACCGCGCCAGATCTGTAACGGGCCGGTGCTGTACTACCTTCATTTAACTGGTAAGTAGGATTACCGCCATAAGAATGTGCATTTGAAAGATACAAACCCGGTCCATCTGTATCACTGGCCAATAAGTGGTAATGTTCTAGCATTGCCTGGTGTTCATACCGGCCCGCGGCGATACTGCCATCCGTTGCCGCCAGTGCTTTAATAGTTTGGCTTCGCAGATCAGGCGGGCGAAAATTAGCCCCTTCGCGCATCCATTTGCTTTTATTTGGGTAGGTGGTTTGTCCGTCAACTACCTGTGAAGTTTGCCAGGTTGTTTCATTAACCACCGAGCTAACCGGTAAATTATCCAGCATATCGTCTACGCGTGGGTAATTTGCTAGTGCCAGCGATTCACCATTTGCGATCAGGGTGTTAATTAATTGTTTATAACTCCATGCCATTTGACCTAACTTATCGTGCCCGGTGAAACGCTGTAGCACATACATTGCGCTATCCTTAATCAGTATCTCTATGTCTTCAGACTTGCCTAATATGATCAGGTTCACGTCTTCACCCATAAATTTCACGGTGTCGCCGGTGTCCAATTGGATTACCACATTGCGCTGGTTGCCTCCGTGCGTTTGCAATTTAAACCTGCTATCTGCTAAAATAGCAAGGTTTGGCATTGTCAAAGTACCCACTTCCCCGGCAAAATCCGCAATCAGGGTTTTGCCGTTCATAGTTAGTGGGCTATAATCCTGGTCTGTATCTAAAATATAAATATCATCGTTGGTAGTTACTGCCGCACTGCTATCACCACCGTTGCTTTCTATCCGTTCCAATACGTAAACGATATACACAGCGCCATCATTCATTACTTTGGCCGCATCAGAAAAATCAAATCCGCCGCCCTCGTCGTCCCGCACAGCAATTTCTGCCGCCAGCAAGTCACCTGTGCCGCGTTCCTGCACCCAAAATGTTTTTTCAAAAAGTCGGGTATCTCTTAACCCCGCATCGTCCTGCACCGGATCAGACCAAACGCCCACGGTAACTACTGGACTGGTATTATCGTATCCGCGGCCTACTACATATTCGTAACGGCTTATTGGATAGGTTGCGCCTGTGCGGGCATTGCCCGCCATTTCTAAAAGTAGTGCGTCTTTACTTATCCCGTCCGCAGACCGCCAGAAACGGATCACAAACCAATCTTCAGGCAGGTTTATTACCTGTAATTGTTCATTTATATGCGGGGTTGGATAGAAAACCTCCGTTTGATCGGTATCATTTTGGGCGCCCAAACCACTGCCGGTCACGTGACCGATTACCGGTGTGCCTTGCGCTGTGGATTTTACCCATTCGCAAATAATAAATTGCGATTCCCCGGCGAAATTGTGCGATATATTAAGAAATCCATCCATTATCTTTTATTTTTTAGCCTTCCTAAAACGGCTAGTTTAACCCTCGCTTCTTTTTGTTCTGGCGTTAAATTAGCCCAATACTCTTTAAGTGAGTTTGATTTTTTGATCAAACTTTCTTTTGTTGGCTTAAACCCTTTATGCGATTCACTTAGCCTTTTAAGATGCTGTACAGTCTTTGGTTTTTTATTGTGTTTCTTTAATCGGTCGGATACTATTTTTTTATACTCCGTTCCTTGCTCACTGGCATAAAAATTTTTTGCCGCATTACTCATTGCCGCTTTTTGCTTATCTCTTTCAATTTTAGATATATTGAGGATAGAATTTTTTCTTTTATCTATCGTGTGTTGCGATTGTTTTTTACCCGTTAGGGAAGCCGAAACTTTTGACTTCGTTTCTTCAGATTGCTTGCCTCTACTTCCTGCATCTTTAAGGTTTAGGATTTTAACACCTGCCTCTTTATATTGGTCGATGCAAAATTGCTCATAGCTATCCATTGCATTTTGAGAAATATCTACAGGCAGTTCATGCAAAATAGAAAAGATGTGGTTTTCCACCCCGTGTTTAATTAAAGATTGCCTTATTGCACTTCTATGCACATTTTGTCTGTGTATTGATCTTTTATGCGCGTTAAGTCTTTCACGTATATCATGCGACTGGCCTATATATACGCTATTGACTGGATTTGATATTAAATAAATTCCTTTCATCGTAAATATGTTATCTCTTGATAGTTGGTGTCCCCAGGAAAAAGCCCAAAACCTTTATTATCGATAAGCAAAGCGGCCGCGGCCACGCCTTCAATAATCGTATCGTTTTCAATTATCACTGAATCCCGGTTTAATTTTTCCCGCAATTCAATTTTCCAACCCTTCATAGGGTAATCTTCTAATCCTATCGGTTCAAATTCCGCCCCTGTGTTTTTGGTGTATAGCCGCCCGTCAAATTTCAAATCACTGCAACCCAATATGCGGGAAATCTTATCTATAAAAAAAGGCGGCACACCATAGTTACCGCCAATTAGCAGCTCATGAATCCGGAAGGATACGGCGTTTATCATGGTTTGGTTTAACCGCTGATCTTCATAAATATTATCCTTTGAACCCGGTTGCTTATACCGGATTATTCCCGGTACACGAATTGCGCCCTCGAAGGGCACAAAGAATTTAACCCCCTGGTAAGGCTCATAATGCGAAAATTCGATATAAAGGGTAGGATCCTGGTCTTCCAAATCTATTTCATCTTGTGCAATCTCTTTTATCTCAAAAGGCTCACTGTACATCAGCGATCCCGCAATATCACGGGTATAAAAATACTTACCGGGATCAAAACCGGAAAGGTTGATCTGTATCTGGCGAATGTAAAAAGTAGGTCGCAGCTCGTCCTGCTGTTTAGTGTCCATTTGTTGGGTGTGTACCAAATAACCGTTTTCATCATACATCCTGAAAATAATCGGGTTAATATCTGACGTATATTGCAATTTATGGCTATCTGACGGCCCCCAGGGTGCGTAAAAACAGACTTTTTGTTCCCAGGGTTGGATAGTCCGCCGGAAAGCCCAATCGTCCATAAAACGCGAAACATAATTTTGAGGCTGCACATTATCCAGGGGATGAAATTTTATCGGATTTATGAAGCTGTCGTATAGTGTGTTCATGCAGTTTCTTTTTTATCCGTTAAAAATATTAAGCTGTAGCCGGGCGTGCTATTTTGCAATCTACTTTTTAAAGTAGCATAATTTATATTATTTTTTTCTGCAGCTTGCTTAACGCAGTCGTAAACTGCCCCTGTTTCTGTATCAATGACTTTCTTAGATTTGCCATGTAAATTACCAGTTCTGCCTTTTTTAGCCATAGACATTTTTAATTTTGCCCCTTGCTTGTGGCTTCGCCCTACCCATGGATGCA